TCCTAAGAACTCGAAGCTAATAAGCTGTTCTTTAGGAACCCCAGCAGATTTACGTGCTGCAATATCTACAACGTGTGTGGAATTAGGAAAATCAGATCCGTTGTACTTAAGCCAAAAAGTAATTGTTTGTGCATTACCGTCAAGGTTAGAAGCCAGTGCGTTTACTACCGTTTTGTAATAACCAGCTGCAGAAATAGTTACCGTACCTGCTGATTGGGTAATTCCATTGTTAATGGAAGTAGAATTAAGAATTACCTTAGTAGGTGTGTTTATAATAGATACCGATTGATCTGCGGTAGAATAGAATGAACCAAAGTATCCAGTAGCACCACCAGCACCAGCAGGACCGATAGCACCTGTTGCACCAGCAGGTCCGTCTGAACCCGATGTACCTGATGAACCCGAAGTACCTGCTGCACCCGGAGCGCCGTTAGTACCGGAAGTTCCTGAGGTTCCAGATGAACCTACAAGATTCTTTTCTGTACCATCGGACTTTTTCACATACATTTCTCCGTCAGTAGACTTAGAATATAATGTGGTATACCCCGATTCGGGTGTTGCCGCCGTGGCTCCTTGTTGAATTTTTAAAGATCCGCTCATCTTGTTTAGTCTTTATTAGATATGTCGGAATTGTCTTTCGCTTTCCGATCTTTTATTTTTTGTATCTCATCGTTAATACGTAGGATAGTCCAGATAATAGTGGTGATACCGACTGCTACTTTTAAACCCATTTCTAAGTTTGTAAAGTTAACCACAGCTAAAGCACCATAGTTAGCCATTGATGTTTTGTCCGTAAGTACTTCTCCTATAGAAGTTATTGTGTCTTTCATTTTAGCTGTTCGATGGATAGTTGTCATAGAAATCCCAGTTTTGTCTTAAACCTCTAAGATAAATCCTTTGTTGCCAAGGCACTGAGTAATCAGGAAGTATAGTGGTCATATCACCTGTAGTTGGGGATTTAAGTTCAGGTATATCATTCTGGTATTCCATCATGTAGTTCACAAGTTGTGTCATATACCATTCCCCTTCGTTGCCATATCTTTCTTGCAAGAATTGCATGGTCTGTAGATCTACGGTTTGACCCGTTTCGTTGACCTGCGTTATAACTCCTTGCGACGAGATCTTGTAATTAACCCTTGGTAGGACATCTGCAGTAACATAGGAAATAAGTGCTGGCTGGATAAACTGTGTAAGAATAGCCAAATAGTGTTCATTGCCCGATGCAGAAATAGTGCCTGCAGTAATAAGGTTTGCTATTTTGTTGTAAAGATCCGTACCAGTTTGTGGTAAGATCTTTGCCTGTTGCATTTGGTAAATCGAATTAGCAATGGGTTTAGAAAAGGTCGAGGTTAAGATATCCGACCTATCTACCAAATTGCTTTCCGATATGAATAAGACTATGTTCATACTTGTGGTTGTTCTGTTTCTTCAAGATCCCTTGTAGCAACCTCAGCGTCTGTGGGGTCTGAAATTTCTTCAGTTATACTTTCTTCTGTAGCAGTCATTGGGTCATATCCAACAATATCTCTCATTTCGTCTTGTGTAAGAATAGCTTGTAGGATATTGTCGCCGAATCTGTAAGCCACCGGTGCTGAATCTCTAAATTCAAGTTCAGATCCAAATAGTTCTTCGAATATGCTGGAGAACATAAGTTGGACTGGCTTTATGGTTGTATTTAAGAATAGTTCGTAAGCATCCAGGAGTTCTGCACGACCACCGAGTTGACCAGCGGTCTTAACTCCAAATAGCATTGGGGAAACTACCTGTTGTGAGGTTAAGATCATATCCCTTGTCATTTCAGCAAGTGCTAAGTATCTTTCGTCGTTGTCGTTGTTTGAAATGGGTTCCAGCTTGACAGATTCCGAACCATCTGGGGCGAAAACCAAAAATATCTCACCCGCTCCTCGGCTTCCACCGTACTGTTTCTTAATCTCTCTCCAGATGTAATCTCTTTCCTCTTGGTTTTCAGGTACTGGCCCTGATAAAATAACTGACATAGAAGGACTGAAAGAGTTTTGTGCGTTATTGACATGAAAGTTCTGTAGAGTGTAATCCAGCACTATCCATCCAATTCCAGAAATGTACTCTGGTTTTGGGTAAATGTTAGTGCCTTGAGAATACCCTCTCCAAACAAAGAGTTGTGAACCTATTGGTCTTTCAGGGTTGTAAGCTGGGAAACTTACTGGTTTGTTGTAAGCCTTACGGGTATCGTTCCAATCATTAGAATACCAATACTCTTCTACCTTACCAAAGGCGTTGGGTTTGCCGTATCTGATCTTAGTAATGTCTACGTGTTCAGCATGTGAAATGCTTTGTCCGTCTCTGGACCATACCACGTTAATAGCGAACGAGTTCATAAGGAAATAGTCGCTAAACATTTTAACCAATTCGTAATCCATGTTGCCCTTAAACATAGGGAAAGACTCTGGGTTCTGAATACCATCTCCCATGGTGTAAGAAACCTTACGCTCTAAGATAGCAGAGTGAATTGGTGATTTGTCCCTAAGTTCTATTAAGAAGTTTGGGTACTGGTTATCGTGTCCATAATACACCCAGTCTTTACCATTGACTATATTTTCCTGGTAATTGGGAATTCTTAATTCCTCACCGGAAAAAGACTGGAACATTATGTTTGGTTTATTATCCTTCATAAACTGTATATGTTGGTTCTAATGTTGGGGCAGTTGTTGTAAAATTGGTTGTGCCTTCTACCCTTGCTCTTGATAGCCAAACCACAGAGTCAGCAACATCTGCTAAAATTAGAATGGCATCAAATGTTAGGGTAGCTTCTAACAATAGTGGGTTACAACCAGATATTTCATCTTCTATTATTGTTTCCGGGGTTAAGACTTCACAATCTGGAAAAATTGTATCTGCTGTCCCTTCTAAAACTGCCGCTTTATAATCTGAGGATGGTAGGGAGGATGGATTTATAGCAAACGAATAAACTCCACCTACCACTGTTGGGGTTAATACAAACGAATATGCCTTGTTTCCCTCCTCAATCCTATATAACACCAGGCTAAGTGGAGACCCATTAGGGGTAAACTTATCCCCTAACCTTATCCGAATGGTCTGTAATGATTGGGTGTTGTCTAAGATTATCATACACTATTAAATATGATTTTTGGAAAAACGCTAAGAATAAAAAAGGGGAAAACCTAAGTCTTCCCCTCTTTAGTAAAAAATGTGGCCTAATTAAGCCAAAGTTGCATTGATTAGATCAGTCCAACCAGTAGAAGCTACAAATGTAGCATCTAAAGTTTTAGGTGGAGTTTGCTGGATTCCACGGAATTCAAGGGTGAATCCGTTCAAATCGCCGGCGGCTTGACCTGCCTGGCCAGAACCTCCGTTGATATCCATACCGCCGCTCTCGCCGAGGTACACGAACTCTCCAGATTTTAACTTAGCAACAATTACTAAGTTATTCTCGCCCAAAGTTTGAGCGATGTAGCGTAGAGATGCATCGTAGTTAGCAAACTGCATAGTTGCGATCATCTCGTAGAATAGAGAAGCATTCTGAATGTTAGCAGTCGGTGTGAAAGTAACATTTGAAGTCTCTTGGATTTGTGGGTATTGGTAGAATACGCCGGTTGCGCCGGCGGTGATGGAATTAATAGCCAACGTAGACGCTGAACCTGTAGTTCCTACCGCTGTGATATTGTCGGAATTTGCGACGTAAAACGTCTCGATACCGCCTATACCTTTACAAGCACCTATACTTCTACCAGTCGTTAATTGTGAACAAGCCATATTAGTTAATTTTTTTTATGTCGTTATCGACGTTTTTTAGAAGTTAGTTACGAAGTACTGTGGATAAACTACTGCTGTGCCCAATTTGGCTCTAAAAATAAACCTAACTTCGTCGCTGGAATCGACGTAAAATAGCTTAAATGTAGAGTAATCTGATACCAAGTCAGTTCCCCAGAACATCAAGCGAGATGGTCCGAGTACGACGCAATCGTTGCTGTTTACGGCGTAACCTGATTGTGATCCAGAAGAAGCAAGACCGTAAGTTCTTACTACTCTTACATTAGAGAATGGGTACATGAACGTTCCGTCTACAGTTACAGAAGGATCGATCCAGTAGTTGTTTAAAGACTTAAGTGCAGAAACCAAAGTTCTGTACATTGCTGGGCTCATCCAAAGAACCAAGTCGTCTCTGTCAAGTACATCTACGTTTAGAGCAGCAATCATAGCGTCCAAAGTAGCTACAATGTTAGAAGCGTTGAATGCAGTACCTGCAGTTGCACCTGAAGGAATTACACGTGTTGCTTCAGCAGACAAAGTCTTGATGAATCCGTCAGCAAAAGCCAAGTTGCCAGCTCCAGTTGCACCAGAGGAAGAACCTTGCCAAGATACTTGAGCGATGATTTTGCTGATTTTGTCGGCTTTTTCGGAGGCGATATATTGCTCAAATGGAATGCCTTCTTGGATAGAACCAGGTTGCATTGCTACTTGGATCCACTTTTGCTCAAGAGCGTAAGGATCTAATACCTCGTTGATTTTGAATTTATCAACAGCAAGAGTTACTGCGTCGAAATCGGTGGAAGATGCGCCGGCAGCAAAACCAGCAGATCCAGCTTGTAGTGCCATGTCTGAATCAAGAGTGTTGATGTTTTCAGCAGACTTAATTCCAGGTAGGATGCTTACATACTCA